GGCAAGGCTGTGTTGGGGGAGGCGGGGTCGCGCAGCCTCAAGATGTCCGACATCTTCAAGTCGAAGAAGGACTGGCCACTGCTGATCGAGTCGAACGGTCGCGGGGCGTATCGACTCGCCGGACTCTGATTCCAACCTGTCCTGTCGCCTCCGTAGGATCCCCGCCGTGGGATGCGCAGGGGGATGGGGGAGGATGGCGATCCCCCGCCGCGTGATTCATCCCATGATTGCAGTCCTCCGGCCAATCCCCCGCCGTATCCCACTCTGATCCCGACGACATCCCCGCACGGGACCGTGCATCTTGCTCCCAACAGAACACCGGGAGCGGACGATGCAGACGAGAACCTGCCTGAACCAGACTGAACTTGCCGCGCGCTGGACCATTTCGGCACGCACCCTTGAACGCTGGCGCTGGACTGGCGATGGCCCGGCCTTCCTGAAAATCGGTGGACGCGTGGTTTACCGCCTCGAGGATGTGCTGGCTTATGAGCAGGCCCGCCAGCGCCGCAGTACCGCAGAGCGGGGCGCGGCATGATGGCCCGTCATTCCGCCATGCGCGCAACCGGCGTCGTGTCGATCTTCGGTGTGGCTGGTCCGGCGCTCGATGAAATCGGGCTTTCGGCGTGGATCGCTCAGGCCGAACCCGGAGAGACGCTGGTCTATCATCGCGGCTTTCTCGCGGTCGACACCTTCGGCTCAGCCTCGCCTCTTTCGCCCGAACGCCGCTCAGCCCTGCGCCGCACCGCCGATGCCGCCCTGCGCGCCGCCGAACAGGACCTCGTCCATCTCGTGCAGGCCCGGATCGGGCCCGACCAGTTCGCCTACATCGCCGTCGCCCGGCGCAAGCCCCGCCAGGCCGGAGCGTCCATTTCGGTGCGCCTGCTCGAGGCCGCCTGAACCCCATTCCCCAATACGGAGACCGAAATGCCCTTCCCTGAAAACACACCCGGTATCGACGAGTTGATCAACCTGCCCGCAGGCGAGATCGCCTTGCTTCCGGTGGACCTGCTGGCCGCCCTGCAGCGCGAGATCGACGCGGCCGCCAAGCAGATGAAGGCCGTGACCGCCCGCTTCAGCACCGCGCTCGAGGTCCGGTTTGCCACCCGCGCGGCCGAGGTGCGCAGCGCCTCCGGCAAGGATACTGGCACGGTGCGCTTTGATGAAGGCGATTTCACCATCGTCGCCGATCTGCCCAAGAGGGTGGATTGGGATCAGGACCGCCTGGCCGCCATGGTCGAGCGTATCCGCGCCGCCGGGGACGACCCCGCCGAATATGTCGAGGTCAGCTTCAAGGTGCCTGAGCGCAACTATGTTGCCTGGCCCGATGCCATCCGTCAGGGCTTCGAGCCCGCGCGTACGGTGCGGACCGGTAACCTCAAGGTCGAGATCCTCCCGCAAGGGGGTGCGCAGTGACACTGCCCATCATCACCGCCGACCAGCGGCTGGCCGAACCGCGCGGCATCAAGGGCTGCATCTTCGGCAAGTCCGGCATCGGCAAAACCAGCCTTCTGTGGACGCTGGATCCCGCCCGCACGCTGTTCATGGATCTGGAAGCGGGCGATCTGGCCATCGAAGGCTGGCCGGGCGACAGCATTCGGCCGCGCACATGGGCTGAATGCCGCGATTTCGCGGTGTTCATTGGTGGGGCGAACCCCAGCCTGCGTGACGAGCAGCCTTACAGCCCGGCGCACCACGCGGCGGTCTGCCAGAAGTTCGGAGATCCCGCCGCCCTTGACCGCTTTGAGACGATCTTCGTCGACTCGATCACCGTAGCCGGGCGGCTCTGCTTTCAATGGTGCAAGGGCCAGCCCGAGGCGCTGTCGGAAAAGACCGGCAAGCCGGACGTGCGCGGGGCCTACGGGCTGCATGGCCGTGAGATGATCGCCTGGCTCACGCATCTGCAGCACACCCGGGCCAAGAATGTCTGGTTCGTTGGCATCCTCGACGAGAAGCTCGACGACTTCAATCGCAAGGTCTTCCAGCCGCAGATCGACGGATCGAAGACTGGTCTGGAACTGCCAGGGATCGTCGATGAGGTGATCACCATGGCGGAGTTGAAGGCCGAAGGGGGCGATCCCTACCGCGCTTTCGTCTGCCAAACGATCAACCCATGGGGCTTTCCGGCCAAGGACCGCTCCGGCCGCCTCGGCCAGGTCGAAGAACCCCACCTCGGCCGCCTGATGGCCAAGATCCGCAAGCCCGCCGCCCCGGCCACCGAACGGCTGACCTATCAGCCGCCCGTCGAGGCAGCCACGCCCGAACACCCTCAATCCTGATCACAGAAGGAGGCACCCCATGGGGTCCTGGAACGATTTCAACGACGCGCAGAGCAATACCAACCTCATCCCGAAAGGCACGCTCGCCAAGGTGCGCCTGACGATCCGCCCCGGCGGCTTCGACGATGCCGCGCAGGGCTGGACCGGCGGCTACGCCACGCGCGGCTCGACCGGTGCTGTCTATCTGAACGGCGAGTTCACCGTCACCGAGGGCCAGTATGCCCGGCGCAAGATCTTCACCCTGATCGGGCTCTACAGCCCCAAGGGGCCGGATTGGGCGAACATGGGCCGCAGCCTCGTGCGCGGCATGCTGAATTCGGCGCGCGGGATTTCCGACAAGGACCAGTCGCCGCAGGCCCAGTCCGCGCGCCGGATCAACGGGCTCAAGGATCTCGACGGCATCGAATTCCTCGCCCGGATCGACGTCGGCACCGATGCCAGCGGCGACGACAAGAACGAAATCCGCAGCGCGGTGACGCCGGACCACCGGGATTACGCCCAGAACATGGGGCTGACGCCGTCCTTCGCGGGGCAACCCGCCGCGGCGGCCGTTCCGCAACCTGCTGCGGCAACGCAGCCATCGGCAGGCGTGCCCGGTCGTCCGTCCTGGGCGCAGTGAGGGCCTGATCCATGCGCCTTCGCCCCCGTCAAAGCCTGTTCGTGGAGCGCAGCCTTGCTGCGCTCTGCGATCACGGCAACACCCTCAGCATCGCCTCGACGGGGTTCGGCAAGACCATCGCCCTGTCGGCAGTCGTCGCGAAATCCCTCGAGGGGAGCGATGCCAAGGCATGTATTCTCGCGCATCGCGACGAGCTGACCGCGCAGAACCGGACCAAATTCGGCCGGGTCGCGCCTGAAATCTCCACCTCCGTGTTCGATGCCGAGACCAAGAGCTGGGCCGGGCGGGCGACCTTTGCCATGGTGCCCACGCTGACCCGGCCCGCCAACCTGGCCGCGATGCCCGCGCTGGACCTGCTGGTCATCGACGAGGCCCACCACGCAGTGGCAGACAGCTATCGCCGGATCATCGACCATGTCCGGGGTGCCAATCCCGCTTGCCGGATATTCGGCGTCACCGCGACGCCGAACCGGGGTGACCGCAAGGGTCTGCGCGAGATCTTCGACAACGTCGGCGACCAGGTCCGCCTGAGCGAGCTGATCGCGTCTGGCCATCTGGTGCCGCCGCGCACTTTCATCATCGACGTCGGCGTCCAGGAACAGCTGCGCGCCGTGCGCAAGACAGCCGCCGACTATGACATGACCGAGGTCGCGCAGATCATGAACCGCGCGCCGGTGACGGACGAGGTGGTCCGGCACTGGCAGGAAAAGGCGAGCGCGCGGCCGACCGTCGTGTTTTGCTCCACCGTCGCCCATGCCGAAAACGTCGCGGCGGCTTTCAATGGCGCAGGTATTTCGGCAGCCGTCATTCATGGCGATCTCGATGCCGGCACGCGCCGCCGGATCCTTGCCGCCTATGCTGCTGGCGAAATCCGCGTCATCGTCAATGTCGCGGTGCTTACCGAAGGCTGGGATCATCCGCCCACCTCCTGCGTCGTGCTGCTGCGCCCCAGTTCTTACAAATCGACCATGATCCAGATGGTCGGGCGGGGCCTGCGCACGGTCGACCCCGAGGAACACCCCGGCATCGTCAAGACTGACTGCGTCGTGCTGGATTTCGGGACATCGAGCCTGATCCACGGCACGCTGGAACAGGATGTCGATCTGGACGGCAAGACCGAGACTGGTGACGCCCCGACCCAAACCTGCCCGGCCTGCGAAGCGGAGATCCCGCTCGCTGCCACCGAATGCCCGCTGTGCGGCGAGGCCTTCCCACGTGAGATCCCGGAGACCGGCGAAGGTGCGGATGCCACCCCGCTGTCGGGCTTCATCATGTCCGAGATCGACCTTCTGAAGCGGTCAAGCTTCGCATGGGTCGATCTGTTCGGCGATGACGCGGCCCTAATGGCCAATGGCTTCAATGCCTGGGGCGGGATCTTCTATCTCGATGGCCGTTGGCACGCCGTCGGCGGATCGAAGGGTCGTGCGCCGCGGCTTCTGGGCGTGGGCGAGCGCACAGTCTGCCTCGCACAGGCCGATGACTGGCTGAACGAATACGAGACCGACGAGAGCGCTTTCAAATCGAAGGGCTGGCTGAAGCAGGCAGCGACCGAAAAGCAGCTGCAATATCTGCCGCCCGCGTTCCGGCAGGATTACGGCCTGACCCGTTATCGCGCCTCGGCGTTGATGACCTTCGGCTTCAACAAGCGTGAGATCCGCCAACTCGTCGGCCGTGCCAGCCCGGACATCGGGAGGGCGGCGTGAACCATGCCGTGCACATCGCTTGCCCACCCGAACCGGCTGCGGACCCCGCGCGTCACTGGCACCCGCGCCTTCAACCTTGTGCGGTTTGCCTGCGCCCCGCGCAAGGCTTCGGCTTCTTCAACCCCGCCAGACCACGCCCCCGCAACCATCGCTGGTTCTGCTCGATGCCCTGTCAGGCATGGTTCGCGGCCCGCCATCGCAAAGGACTGACCATGCAGGGAACCACTGAGGAAGAGCGCCTCGCCATCGCGCTGGTGATGAAGCGGCTGGGCCAGACCATGGACCAGATCGGCTGGGACAAGCGGCTTCGCGACCTCACCGCCACCGACGTCACGGCGCTGATCGAGGAGGTGCTGGAAGGCTACGGCGCCGAGATGTCGCGCATCGCCTCAACATTGGAGGTGCCGTTTTGACACTGGATTTCAACCCGCGCCCTTCCATGGCCGACCGGATCAACACATTGGTCGACACAGCACTCATCGCGGAGCGAGAGGCCACGCCGCCCCGGACCTATCTCGGCGCATCCCGGCTGGGGCATCCCTGCGAGCGCGCCTTGCAGTTCGAATTCGCGGGCGCACCCAAGGACGAAGGCGCGGATTTCGGCGGCCAGACGCTGCGGATCTTCGAAATCGGTCACCAGCTCGAGGATCTGGCGATCCGCTGGCTGCGTGCGGCCGGGATCGACCTCTACACCCGCAAGGGCAATCGCCCTGATGGCGAGCAGTTCGGCTTTTCCGTCGCGGGCGGCCGCATCCGGGGCCATGTCGACGGGATCATCGCTGACGCCCCGGCTGCACTCGGTCTGCGCACCCCCGCACTCTGGGAGTGCAAGACCATGAACGCCAAGAACTGGCGCGCCTGCGTCAAGGACGGGGTCACGGTGTCCAAGCCGGTCTATGCCGCCCAGATCGCGATCTACCAAGCCTACATGGAAGCGACCGTGCCGGGCATCTCGGCCGCGCCCGCGCTGTTCACCGCGATCAACAAGGACACGGCCGAGTTGCACCACGAGTTGGTGCCCTTCGATGCAGCCCTCGCACAGCGCATGTCCGACCGCGCGGTGCGGATTCTCCAGGCCACCGATGCAGGCGATTTGTTGCCGCGCATCGCCGCCAACCGCGACTTCTTCGAATGC